TCCATAGTCTCGGCAACCCACATGCCGAACCTTGCGCTCCAGCCTGTGACGTAATATCTGTTTAGCCCCATCACAGCCCCCCTTCCAGCAGCCCGAGGGCTAACAATGTTAGGAAAACTGCAGCGAGAACGGCAAACCAGATGTACAGGGACTTGTCCCCCATCGGCTCCCGGTGCGTTGGTATGGGCTTGGCTGGCCCGATATAGGGCTTGGGTTTGGGTTTGGTTGGCTTGGTCATGAGCGTGTCTGCTTCTGGTTGGTGTTGCGCAGGGTGCTCGGGGCACTCTGGGGGGTGACGTATTGGTAGTTACCCTTGCCGTACTCTTGGACAACGCACCAGCTCATGCGCTCCATACGGGCGGCTTCTTCGCCGCAGAACTTGCACAGGCGGTAGCCGAGAGACCAACGCTCGATGTGCACATCGTCGCCGCACTCGCGGCATTCTTTCCAATCTGACATATCTAACCTTTCTGATTGACTTCTGATTACTTTGATATACCTAACATTGTTAGGTGGGGACTGGAGGGGTTCGGTGCTTGACGCATTTCTCCCCAACCAGCTTATATTGTAACACATAATAAGACCTAAGTCAAGCGATCTAGTCTTGGTCGAGACTAAAGGTCAGGCAGGTGTTTTCTTCTTTCTCCGCTTGTCCGCAGGGCGGGATTGGGGCAGGGCAGCAAGTGGTTGGTCGCCCCATGCGTCCATGAGCAACTCGGGAATCCTCATGTCCGTGTCGTTGTCCGCCTTTGTGTGTTCGTAGATGGCGCGGCGCATGAGTGACGAGCAGGGCAGCAGGGTGTCTCGGGATAGTTGGTCGAGTGGGGCGCGGTCTGAGGGCAGCAGAGTCAGGACGATGGTGCGGTTGCGGATGATGCGGGTGGGCAGCGAGGGGTCAGCACGGAGCAGGGCGGTGATGTTGGGTGCGCGGTAGGTGTGGGGGGCGTGGGTGAAGGCGTTGATGGCATCGCGCACGGTGGAGGCAATGGTGAGGTTGTGGGTAGCGGCGTAGTGCTTGACCTGCTTGTGCATCAGGGTGGTGAGGTTGACGCTAACAATGTTAGATAGGCGGAAGGGCTCAAGGGGGCGCATTGTGTACTCCGGTTAAGTGGGTTTTGATGGGGTTAGAATCGTAACATATGTTGGGTATGGCGGTCAAGCGTGTTACGTAACGCTGCATTCCATATAATTGGAAAACGTAACACGCTAAGTCCTTGATTTGATTGAAGAAAAAGCTAGTTAGGGTATATATATGTTTTAATATTAAAGAATAAAATGTTGAACAATGGTTTTTTTCCTTTTGAACTTTGCCGATGTGCGCTGCGCTTGCTGAAAGGTCTTGCTGATCTCAGAAAAAAAAGTCCACTCTCAATTTTTAAAACGCATAACATCTAACGATCCAGCATTCATGCGGGTTTCAAGAGGTTTTTGGGCCTCAAAAACGTAACGCAGAATTTCACAAAGCCCCCCAAAAACGTAACGCGCCCCGCTACTGCCGCCCAGAGAACGGTCATCGGAAAAATTTAGACCAAAGCCCGAAAAAACGTAACGCGCTGTTTTTGCCCTCACTGTCAAGAGTTATATGTAACGCCGCTACTGCCGACCAGAGAACGGTCATCAGGTGTAAGTCTCTGGTTTCGTGTTACGTTTTTAATTAGTTCAAAATAGTCAAGCCCAGCCATCGAAAACCGATACCAAAGGACGCAAAAAAGCCCCACCTAACAATGTTAGGCAGGGCCAGACGTGAAAAAGCCCACAGGACAATCCAGTGGGCTATGCGGAGGGCTTTGTTTATCGGTACACCAGCAACCGGAGCGATTTTGTCGGTTCGCTCAAACCGGATGGAAGCTAACGCATGATTCCCCCTAACAATGTTATGTTACAGAAAAAGGTCAGCCAATGCAAAATCCAGCCATACGGCCAACACGCGCAGGGGCCTGAGGTTTTGCATGCGGGAAATTGGTTTCGAACCATGTACGGGCATAACCCACACTGAAGAAACACGCATATTTGCGGCCATTGGGCGCAACGATGATTTTCGGGTTGATGGACATTCTGAATTCCCCTAACAATGTTAGGCCCGGCCTAGGCCGGGCCGGGTTAATTACAGCATTGACAAGTCAACACCCAGAGCGATCAAAGCACCACCAATTTTCGTGAGGGCTTCGCTTTCCTTGTCAGACAAGGATTCGGCACGCTTGCCAGCCTTGTAAAGAGTGGTGAGCTCTTCAATGTATCGACGCGCCAACGAACGGGTTTCACGAGTGTTGCCCCCCTCAGCCTCACCAGCCTCAGCACCAGCCTCAGCAGGTGTAGCAGGGCCATTCATGTATTCATGCGCATACTTGCGCACACGGGCCCAGATTGTTGAAGGGTTCGAGTGATTCGCGGCCTTGAGCAAAGCAAAGAGCTTTTTCTTTTCGGCATGCACCAACTTGGCATCATCGCCCGTATCGGAGTGCTCGACCAAATGCCAATCATTGGGCAAAAAACCAAACAACGCAACAGCGTAAACACGCATTGCACCGTATGAGGATTCAACCGCTTGGGCCACGTTGGTGCGCAAAGAGTCAATGGACTCAGGAGTGGAAGTAATATTGATATCGGACATTTTCTAAACCTTCTAACAATGTTAGGCTTTCCAATGTGGGCCCGCCTGACTTGGGCATCAAAGCAGCACAGCGCCGTCTTGATGTCCCAAGTATATCAAAACGCACCACACAATGCAAGCATAACGTGAACAATAAATACCTAACAATGTTAGGTCATGACCAAAGAGCAAGACCAAATCGGCTCCAGAAAAAACCAAAAAACCGTGAATCCCAAGACCCACCGGTACGCCACCCCCCAAATAAGCCAAAAAGGTTACCGAAACTCCCTACACACTGCGGAGCTCAATCGAAGACCTGTTTTTAAATTCGATAACTGTTTTTAAATTTGTCCCCCCAAACCAAGTATTTGCCCATACAGGAACACCCCCCGGTACTAAGTAAAAACCCTAACGCCAAAAAATTTCCGCAAAAATTTTGAAATGATGTTACATTTCCCCCCATTCATTTTCATTGGTGCGGTTACCCGATGATCCATATTGAGCCAGTGGCAGACGTTCCTCTGCCGTTTGATTTATCTGATGAGCAGCCCGGCACCCACGCGGATGCCATCTCTGTTGCTGTGAACACTGCTGACCTGATTGGACAACTAGGCGGCTCGATCGACTTCACAAGCGACGACCTTGCCAAAGCAACCAACCTCATCAACGGAACCAAAAAGCACGGTGCGCCTACACACGTCAAGCTTTCGGGCGAAGCTGCTGCTGCGTCAGCAGTCATAAAGAGATTCGACTTTCAAGCGTTTTCTGACGCCCAGCAGGCGCGGAACTTCGTAACAAACAAGCTCATCCAGATTGCAGACTGCGGAGACACCAAGCTCGAACTCAAGGCGCTTGAGCTGCTCGGCAAGCACAGTGACGTAGGGCTGTTCACCGAACGCAGTGAGATTACTGTGCACCACACAACGTCCAACTCGTTGGAAGCTAGTATCAAGGAGCGCATCAAGCGTTTGCTCAATACAGAGGTCACAGACATTACGCCGCTGGACGACTTGGACGAGCAGCTCGGCCCGCCGATTGACATTGAGCCGATCAGGTATGAGGAAAAAGACGTAGATTCCGAAGACCCGGACGCTGAGGGCGACGGCAAATGAGCAACACATCGCTCAAGGACATCGAGACTTTGCTCGACAGCGGCAAGCTGTCAGAATCCGACATGCGGGTGCTCGAGGCCCAGCTAACTAAGCTGGAGCAGTTGAAATCCAGAGAGTTAAGTCAGACGAAGTTCATCAAGTTTGTGGAGAAAGTGTGGCCCACGTTCATTTCTGGGCGACACCACAAGCGGATGGCCGAAGCGTTTGAGCGCGTGGCCAGCGGGCAGACAAAACGGCTGATCGTCAACATGCCGCCTCGGCATACCAAGTCAGAATTTGCATCCTACTTGCTGCCAGCGTGGTTTTTGGGCAAGTTTCCACACAAAAAAGTCATTCAAAGCTCCAATACGGGCGAGTTGGCGGTGGGTTTTGGCCGAAAAGTGCGAAATTTGGTAGATTCCGAGATTTACAAGGGCATATTTCCTGAATTGAGCCTGCAGTCCGACTCCAAAGCGGCGGGTAGGTGGAACACCAGCAAGGGCGGTGACTATTTTGCGATCGGTGTGGGCGGTACGGTGACTGGTAAGGGTGCTGACCTGCTCATCATCGACGATCCACACTCAGAACAAGAGGCTGCGATGGCAGCTTCCAACCCAGAGGTCTACGACAAGGTGTTTGAGTGGTACACGTCAGGCCCACGTCAGCGTCTGCAGCCGGGTGGGTCGATTATTATTGTGATGACACGCTGGGCTCAGCGGGATTTGACGGGTCAGGTACTCAAGTCTGCTGCTCAGCGCGGTGGAGAGGAGTGGGAGGTCATTGAGTTTCCTGCCATCCTGCCTTCGGGTAATCCCCTATGGCCAGAGTTTTGGTCCAAGGAGGAGCTTGAAGCTCTGCACGAGGAATTGCCCAACGCCAAGTGGCAGGCGCAGTACCAGCAGAACCCCGTGGGTAACGAGTCTGCAATCGTCAAGCGCGATTGGTGGAAATGGTGGGAGGGTGACGAGCCCCCTCGGTGTGAGTACATTTTGCAGACGTGGGACACGGCGTTCGAGAAAACGCAGCGGGCTGACTACTCCGCTGGGACGACGTGGGGGATTTTCATCAACGACGAGGACAATTCGCTGCCCAACATTATCTTGCTCGATACATATAAGAAGCGTGTTGAGTGGGTGGACCTGAAAAAAGACGTGCTGGCTCAGTATCGCGACTGGGAGCCGGACGGCATGCTGATTGAGAAAAAGGCGTCTGGGGCTCCTCTAATATATGAGCTGCGGGCTATGGGCATACCCGTCCAAGAGTTCACGCCGGGCAAGGGGCAGGACAAAATTGCCCGTTTGAACGCAGTCTCAGACATAATTGCGTCGGGGAAAGTGTGGATTCCACGCACTCGATGGGCCGAGGAGCTCGTTGACGAGATCGCTGCATTCCCGTCCGGGGAGCATGACGACTTGGTGGACGCCACAACTTTAGCCCTTATGCGGTTTCGCCAAGGTGGGTTCTTGAGACTGCCTTCCGACGAGCCAGAGGAACAACGGTATTTTCGCCGCCATAGCAGCGGTTTCTATTAAGGATTCGACATGGCAGCATCAGATATGGTCCCCGGTATTGGCGGCGCTCCCCTTGGGATGGGCTTTGAAGATATCGTGCAGGACGACACTCCAGCGATCGAGATTGAAATCGAAGACCCTGAAGGCGTAAAAATTGGCGTTGACGGCATTGAGATTGACCTTATGCCCGAGGAAGAAACTGCAGAAGATTTTGGTGCTAACCTTGCAGAATTCATGGACGAGGGCGAGCTAAGTAAGCTGGCCGACGACCTCCTTGGTGAGTTTGAGGCTGACATGGCCGGGCGCAAAGAGTGGGTTGACATGTACGTCAAGGGCCTTGAGGTCCTCGGCATGAAGTACGAAGAGCGGACCGAGCCGTGGACTGGTGCCTGCGGTGTGTTTTCTACTGTGCTTACTGAAGCTGCCATAAGGTTCCAGTCGGAGACAATCATCGAGACGTTCCCCGCTGCGGGTCCGGTGAAGACTGAGATCATCGGTGCGATAGACAAGTTAAAAGAGCAAGCAGCCGAGCGGGTTCGTGATGACATGAACTACAAGCTCACGGAAGAGATGCCTGAGTACAGACCTGAGCACGAGCGCATGCTGTACAACTTGGGTCTGGCCGGTGCTGCGTTCAAGAAGGTCTACTTTGACCCCAGCATGGGGCGGCAGGTGTCGGTGTTTATTCCCGCCGAGGACCTGATCATTCCCTACGGCGCGTCCAGTTCGCGCACTGCAGAGCGTGTGACTCATGTGATGCGCAAGACCAAGAACGATATTAAGAAGCTACAGGTAGCGGGCTTCTACTGCGATGTTGACTTGGGTGAGCCCCAGTCGTTTTTCTCTGATATTGAGAAGCGCAAGGCCGAGGACCAAGGCTTCACACTGAGTGAAGACAACCGCTACCAAGTGCTGGAGATGTGTGTTGACTACAACCTGCCCGGCTACGAGGACGAGGATGAAATTGCTCTGCCGTATGTGATTACGATCGACCGTGCGACGACTAAGGTGCTGGCCATCCGCCGCAACTGGAACGAAGACGACGAGCTCAAAATCAAGCGCCAGCACTTCGTGCAGTACACCTACGTGCCCGGCTTCGGCGTGTATGGCCTTGGCCTGATTCACATCATTGGTGGCTATGCGCGTGCGGGCACTTCTATCATCCGCCAGTTGGTTGATGCAGGTACATTGTCTAACCTGCCCGGTGGCTTGAAGTCGCGAGGTCTTCGCATCAAGGGCGACGACACCCCAATTGCTCCCGGTGAGTTCCGTGATGTAGACGTGCCAAGCGGCTCAGTGCGTGACAACATCATGCCCCTGCCGTACAAGGAGCCGTCGCAAGTTCTGCTGGCACTGCTGAACCAAATTACTGACGAAGCTCGCCGACTAGGCTCTGTAGCTGACATGAAAGTCAGCGATATGAGTGCGGCTGCGCCCGTAGGTACAACACTGGCCATCCTTGAGCGCCAGTTAAAGACCATGAGCGCGGTGCAGGCTCGCATCCACTACTCGATGAAAGAGGAGTTTAAGCTCCTCAAGGTCATCATCCGCGATAACACCCCGGGCGAGTACGAGTACACACCCTCGGGCGGGGACCGCAAGGTCAAGCAAGAAGACTACGACATGGTGGACGTGATCCCTGTGTCCGACCCGAACAGCGCGACCATGGCGCAGCGGATCATGCAGTACCAAGCGGCCATCCAGTTGGCTCAAGGTGCACCGCAGATTTACGAC